AATACGGCTACGGCTACGGCAACGGCTACGGCTACGGCTACGGCTACGGCAACGGCTACGGCTACGGCTACGGCGACGGCAAAGGCAAAGGCTACGGCAACGGCTACGGCTACGGCTACGGCTACGACGACGGCCACGGCTACGGCTACGGCGACGGCGACGGCAACGGCTACAGTTTACAAACCCAACCCTTCACTGAGAACCACTTACTCTATTTAGCTGTTATGCAGAGGAAATAAAATGCACTTACTAAAACCAGAAGGCAAAGGCAACGGCTACGGCTGGAGAGGCGGCTACGGCGACGGCGACGGCTGCGGTTACGGCATTGGCTACGGCTACGGCAACGGCAACGGCTACGGCAAAGGTAAAGGCTACGGTGACGGCAAAGGCTACGGCAACGGCTACGGCGGCGGCGGTTACGGTGACGGCAACGGCAACGGCTACAGTTTACAAATCCAACCCTTCACTGAGAACCACTTACTCTATTTAACGGTGATACAACATGAACAATGATGATATAGATAAATCCGGCGAAGATATGCCTCCCTACCTCATAAAGTCAGAAGGTATACGAACTGCATGTATGACATACATACCTGAAGCATTAATAGAACTTGATTTATTTGTTGGGGAAGAACCTGTCTTTAACGGTGAGTTTAATATAGATGAATCACATAAATTTATGGAAATAGTAGATGATTTCCTTTATTACCGTAATGAGTGGAGACTACACTAATGCTTTCATCGGGTTGTCTCAATGAGACACGTTAACTTAAAAATATCTTGATTGTGTCAATTAAAATGTTATTATATTCTTATGGCTATAACACCCGAAAAGAGAGTTAAGAATGAAGTTGTTAAAATTCTTAAAGAGAACAACGTATATTATTTTTTCCCCGGCACACATGGGTATGGGCGTAGTGGAGTGCCGGATATAGTTTGTTGTGTTGACGGTAAGTTTTTGGCAATAGAGTGCAAAGCAAAAGTAAACACCGTGACAGCATTACAAGAAAGAGAAATAAAGAAGATTCAAACGGCTAATGGAATCGCACTGGTTGTTAACGAGTCTAATATGGATTTAGTACGTGGTACATTAAAACTAATAAAGGAACCCAATGAAGAAACTCACTCTTGATTTTGAAACATACTACGACCGAGACTTCAGTTTAAGGAAACTTACAACAGAAGAGTATATTCGTGATCCTAGATTTGAAGTTATCGGTGTCGCTGTACATCATGAAGGTGATGATAGTACCCACTGGTGCAGTGGTACGAAGGAAGAAATAAAAGATTTTTTCGAACAATTTGATATACCAAATTCGTTATGCATAGCGCATAACTCAGTGTTCGACATGGCGATACTTAACTGGCATTTTGACCTCCGACCCAAACGCATTGCAGACACGTTATCAATGGCAAGGGCTATTTATGGAACTGATGTAGGGGGAAGTCTAGCTGCATTGTCTGAGTATTACGGCATAGGTAAGAAAGGTACAGAAGTTCTGCAAGCGATAGGCAAGCGCAGGGAGGACTTTACGCCCTTAGAACTGAAAGATTATGGAAGGTATTGCGTTAACGATGTGGAGTTAACCCGCCAGTTATTTGATCTTATGTTAGCTGGCTTTCCGGTAGATGAACTACGATTGATAGACTTAACAGTGCGTATGTTTACAGAACCGAAACTTGTCCTAGACGCCGACCTACTTACACAACATCTTACAATGGTTAAATCTGCTAAAGATAGTTTGTTGCGAGATGCCGGGGTAGACCGAGAAGTGCTTATGAGCAACATTAAATTCGCCGGTATTCTCGATGCGCTTGGTGTACCTATACCAATGAAAATTAGCCCAACCACAAATAAGTCCACCTACGCCTTTTCCAAGTCTGATGAAGAATTTATAGCGTTACTCGATCATGAGGATATACGGGTTCAGACTTTGGTGGCGGCTAGACTCGGGGTTAAATCTACTCTGGAAGAAACTCGCACAGAGCGAATGCTAGGGATAGCAAAGCGAGGTACATTACCTGTGCCGTTGCGTTATTACGCAGCTAGAACTGGACGATGGGGTGGGGACGATAAAATGAACCTACAAAACTTTCCTCGCAACTCACCTTTGAAACGCGCTATCTGCGCTCCGCCGGGGAACGTACTTATTGATTCAGATTCAAGTCAGATTGAAGCGAGAACTCTAGCGTGGCTATCAGGACAGGATGATCTGGTTGAGGCGTTTGAGAGGGGGGAGGATGTATATAAACAAATGGCTTCAAAGATTTATGGGGTAGATGAGAAGGATGTAACCAAAGACCAAAGGTTTGTAGGTAAGTGGACAATCTTGGGTTGTGGGTATGGTTTAGGTGGAGCTAAGTATCAGCAGCAGTTAAAGAATTATAAGGTAGATATCCCTCTTGATGAGTGTAGACGCATTATAGATGTATACAGGCAAACTTACCCTATGATTCCCTATTTGTGGTCTCAAGCGAAACAGGCTATTAATTCGATGCTATCTGATGACTACATGGATATCGGCCCCGGCGCGGTGTTGAAGGTAGAGGGTCGTGCTGGGGTACGGCTACCAAACGGCTTGTACCTACAGTACAACAACCTGCGAGAGATAGAGGAAGAAGGTAAAGGTAGGCAGTTTGTGTACGATATGAAACGTGGTAGGCAGGTGATACAGACGAGGATATACGGCGGTAAGCTGGTGGAGAACTTTTGTCAGGCTTTGGCGAGGGTCATTATAGGTTGGCAGATGTTAGCGGTTAATCGTAAATACCCTGTAGTTTTGACTGTACATGATGCCGTAACGTGCGTAGTACCTGAAGCAGAGGAATTTACAGCTAAAGAATATGTAGAAATGTGTATGAGGATACGACCTGATTGGGCATTAGATTTACCCCTAGACTGCGAAGCAGAATCAGCGAGCACATACGGAGGGTAGTTAGACATGCAAAGTCCCATTAAAAATTTACTTATAGGCACAATAGTAGTTTTTATTTCTCTTTCTGTGGGTTATTTTGGTTCGGGTTTATTTGATAAACCTTATGTGCCCATCGAAAACGACCACCGTTTTATACGACTAGAAAACTCAAATGCTTTTAAATTACGGGAGGAGTACAAGTGAAGCGTAGGAAAAAGAAAAGATACACCATGAGAACAACCTATAACCCGTTCGCAGAGTTAATGGCAGACCCAATAAATCCGCTACCTAAAGACAAAATTACTTTCCACATGACCAAGATATACGAGGGGCTTGATGCATTAGAACAAATGATGTATCCCGAAGTACACCACTGGCAGGCAGTGGCGGATGCAGCTAATATGCTAGACACCCTAAGTAGAGATATGGACGCAATAAGTGACACAAGTGGGGCTATCCGGGATGGTATGGAAGTGCTTGCCTTAGCGTGGAACAGGCGTGAGCAGGGGATACCAAATGGCTTAGACAACGATGACCTAAGTAAACTTCGTTTTATAGTAAATAGTTATATGGAAGTCATGGAGAGTCTACCAGAACGAGTCATGGTACGGGCGCATCGCATGACGGAAAAGAAAATACACAAGATATTAAATGGGCAAAGACAAGAGGGAGATATAGTTATATGAATGCAGAATATCAATTCACCCGTGATTGGTTTCATTGGGCACCGGAAGTGTGGACTCATATAAAAACGCTGTTGCCGGGGCGGTTGAAGTTTCTGGAAATTGGCGCATATGAAGGTCGCAGTACAGTATGGGCGTTGGAGCATATGCTAGATGATACGGGGGAAATTACCGTCATAGACACTTGGGAAGGTGGCGACGAACATAAAATTGATGGGGACGATATGCAAGCGGTTGAGGATAGGTTTATACATAACGTAGCACTTGTTAGAGAGAAATACCCTAAGCGTTATGTTGATGTATGGAAAGGACAATCATCACAGGTTTTGCGTGATATTAAAGACAAACAGTTTGAGTTTATTTATATAGATGGTTCACACCGGGCTAAAGACGTTATGATGGACGCATGTTTAGCGTGGCCTTTACTTCGCAAGGGTGGAGTGCTAGTTTTTGACGATTATATATGGGGCAACCCAACAGATCTATTAAATAGACCGAAGATGGCGATTGATATGTTTACTACATTGTTCGGTGAAGAACTTAAATTTATACATATTGGATACCAACTAGCGATACAAAGGATATGACATGATGGATAAAAAAGATGGTTACTATATGCCTCCCGATGCCCAGAAGGTTTTTCAGTATTTGTTTTATAAGATATCAACTAAACACGGCAAACCAATGACGTTTGTTTACGACAACGACAGGTGGATACGAAGTTCGGTGCCCGTATCGGACGTAGTTAAGATGCGCGATGTATTCAAGAAGGAT